TCTAAAAAGCGGGGTTCGATCCCCCGCTCCAATTCTATGCCGAACGAAACAAGTCCAACCGACCGGCAAGGGCCAACCTACACCGAAACCAAAAAATGAGTGATAACCCAAAACAAACTGACGGCTTGGCCGGGTCGGATGCGCCGACTTGTTCCCCGTCTTCATTGACGCCGGAGACGGATGCGATGCTCGCCGCCGATCTTCACCACTTGGAAGACGATGAGACATGCCCAGCCTCCGCATACTGGAGGATGGTCGAACTAACTCGCACACTGGAACGCGAGCGCGACGAATGGCGGAAGAAAGCGGTGGAACTCCACGCCCGCCACAAGGGAGCATTGGATGCCGTCCATCAACTGTCTGTCAGCGCGCTGCAAACCTCGTGGCTATATTCTGGAAAAGAACATGTGGAAAAACTCATGCGCGAAATCGCCGCCATTTCTTCCGAGAACGCCTAGCTCTGGCACCCTCACCACTAACCACGATAAAACTATGCAAAGTGAAAACCAACCATCGAAGCCGAAACCCGTAGCCAAACAAGAGACTGGAGAGGGTTGTTTAGGAGCGTCTTGTTCGGCTTCTGATCCTTACGAGCGGGAAGCTGCCAAGGCCGCAATCCACACGCTGCAACGCGACCTAGCACGCTGCAAGGAAGAGTGCGTGAACCTACGCGAAGAACGTGACGAAGCCCTCCGCATGAGGGAATGGGACAACCGGGCAATCAGCATCGCCCGCCATTATGGACATGAAGACAGCACCCGTGAGATTGAGGACGGGCGAATCCGCCCCGCGCTGGTGCTGGAAAAAGCCGTCGCGGTGGCGATTGACGGATGGGTGGACGGTAACGCCGTGACAATCCAACTATGCCCCGAAGAAGTGGAACAATGGGTCGCGCTTGTCTGTGTCCACAGGCAAGACGTAACGGCATTTTCCATGGATGAAATGGGGGAGCTTGAAGAATCCGCCGTTCAGGAAGTCTGGATGAGTTCCGCTGTCTTGAAATCTCTCGATCACGCCCGCTCCAACTCTCTGCCGAACATCGTCAAATCCCCATGAACCCATGCCCTTATGACCACGCCGAAATGCAAAGCTACGGGCACGATAAATGCCCGTATTGCCGAATGATGCTGACCGCCATGAATGGTCCTTCGCATTCAGACGCTCCGGAAACCGAAGCTCTCCGCCAAAAGCTGTGGGAAAAAGGCTGGCCGGATTCGTATGTGGCCATGATGGGCCACGCGAAACAACTTGAACGCGAGCGCAGCCAATGGCGGGAAAAGGCCGAAGCGCGGGAAATTCTGAAAAATCCACCACCTGAAAAACAATGCAAAAAAACCTTGCAAGGGTAGCCGGGGTGGGTAGAATGAGCGCGCAACCAACACCGACCAATGAAAACGATCCACATTGAAAAAACCAAGGGATACAGCGGAAAAGCAGCAGGAAAAACATGGGTAGCCAAAATCACCGCTGATGGCCTCGAGTTCCTCACGGCTGATGAAATCGACTACGGAACGGGCCGCGAATGGCTTCGCCGCGAAAAAGCGACCCGCATTGACACCTTCCATTTGACCGATGGCCTTTATGAGGTCTGCGAAATCGGGGAGCGTTATTTTCGTCTCGTCTGGACTAAAGATGACGGTTCGACCGGAAGTATGGCCTTGGATGATGACCGCGCTGCCCGCATGGTGGCGCTGATCAATTCGGGGTATGATTTCGATGAAGCCCGCGAGAAATCGAAAACCAAGAACTTTTCAGCCTAAACAAACGAAACCAACACCATGAGCAACTACCGCATTCTCAAACTCCGCATCGACGTTACCAAGCTGGACAAAACCGTCTTTTACACAGGGCAGAAAGGCACCTATTGTGACCTCGATGTTTATGTGAACGATGAGCCGGACCAATACGGAAACATTGCCAGCGCCAAGCAGGACTTGGGCAAGGAACGCCGACAAACAGGCGAGAAAGCCCCGTATTGCGGAAATGGCAAATGGCTGGAAACGCGGCAGGCACCAGCGGCCAAGCCAGCGCCACAGCCGAAGCACAGGGAGGATTTTGACAATGACGATTCGTCGGATATACCGTTCTGATCGTCAACGCCTTACCGAATAGGCTTGACCTAACACGGGGCGAGGTGTTTACCCTCTTGGACACCGCAACCGGACATGCTCCAACCCTTTCTTGACGCTATTGCACGGATTTTCAGCCGCAGGATCACCCCCAGCGGCATGACTTCGCGCCAATGGCAAGCGACGGCACCAGCCATCCGACAGCGGGCGTTCTTCTCCGCAACCGTGACAAGCGCCAAGGTGCTGACCGCTTATCGGCGTTCAATCACCGATTGGATGAGCGGCGTTCTGGAACAGGTCACGACGCCTGATGGGCGGATCGAGACGGCTTACAAGGTCAGCGGGTTGAGTGATTTCCGCAAGACGGCGCGGAAGTTCCTTGTCTCGGAAGGTCTGGCAACACCCGCAGACTTCGCGGATGATTCGATTCAGAATGTCGCGTCTCTCTCTCGCCTTCAGTTGGTTTTCAACACGAACATTGAGCAGGCCAACACGTTTGCGAATTACCAGCAATACGTCAGCGACCCAGCGAGCATCAACGCTTTCCCGGCAGCGCGGTTTCTCCGCAGGCCGGGCGCGAAGATCAAACGGCCTCGCCACGTTCAAGCGGAAGGCGAAATCAGGCGTTGGGATGATACGTCGTTTTGGTTGTTTCAGAATGCTGCCGACATCGGCGGGTTTGGCGTTCCGTGGGGGCCGTTCGGGTTTAACTCCTACATGGTTGCCGAGCCTGTCACGCGGGCGGTTTCCGACTCGCTTGGACTCACGACGCCGGGCGAACGGGTGATGCCGCTTGACCTTACGCCATGGGGAGCGGAAGCCCCGGCGAGGATCAATGCTGGCGTGGAAGCGAGGCTTGACGACGTGCCGGATGACATCGCAGTTGCCGCTAGACGGCGATTGGTTGAGCGGTTCGGGCCGCAGGTGTTGGACCGGAATGGAAACCCAACGCTTGACTTTGCGCGGTCATTGCTTAGGAGGTAGGGCATGACGATTGAGCAGATTAAAACATCAAAGTTGATTCCTTACGCAAGAAACACGCGGACGCATTCTGATGCGCAAGTGGCACAGATAGCCGGATCAATCCGTGAGTTTGGATTCACAAATCCCGTCCTGATTGACGGTGACAACGGAATCATCGCAGGTCATGGCAGGGTTTTGGCGGCGCAACTTCTAGGAATGGACAAGGTGCCATGCATCCGGCTTTTACACCTGACTGACACGCAGCGCCGAGCCTACATCATTGCTGACAACAAGCTGGCACTGAACGCCGGGTGGGATGAGGAGATGCTTGGGCTGGAGCTGGCGGACCTGCGGGAGGCCGACTTTGACCTGTCGTTGATCGGCTTCGATGATTCCGAGCTGGGCGACCTCATGGCTGAGACGACCGAGGGAGAAACCGACCCAGACGAGGTTCCCGAGCCGCCAGTCGATCCAGTCACTGTGCCGGGGGATGTGTGGGTGATGGGCAAGCACCGCCTGCTGTGCGGAGACTCGACGAGCATCGATGACCTACGCAAGCTGTGCGGCGAGCAGGACGTGGATATGTGGCTGACCGACCCACCATACAACGTGGCCTACGAGGGCGGCACCAAGGAAAAGCTGACCATCAAAAACGACGAGATGAACAACGATCAGTTTCGCCAGTTCCTTGTCGACGCTTACACCGCAGCCGATGCCGTGATGAAACAAGGCGCGGTGTTCTACATCTGGCACGCGGATTCGGAAGGCTACAACTTCAGAGGGGCAGCCCACGACGCAGGATGGACGGTTCGGCAATGTTTGATTTGGAATAAGTCATCTCTTGTCATGGGGCGACAGGATTACCATTGGAAACACGAACCGTGCCTTTACGGATGGAAGGATGGAGCTGGTCACCTGTGGGCGGCAGACCGCAAGCAAACGACAATTCTTGAGTTCGATAAACCAACCAGAAATGGCGAGCATCCAACCATGAAGCCCGTCGCCTTATTCGAGTATCAGATGCTCAACAATACGAAAGGGGGAGATCTAGTTCTGGACAGCTTTGGAGGCAGCGGCACGACGATGATCGCAGCCGAGAAGAACGGACGCATCGCTCGGCTCATGGAACTTGACCCAAAATACTGCGACGTCATCGTTACCCGCTGGCAAGCCTTCGCAGGCAAGCAAGCGATCCACGAAGCCAGCGGCAATACGTTCGATGAGATGAAAGCTGCGAAACCATGAGCGCGAAGAAAACGACATTGCCGATTGATGCAAAGCAAAGAAAGCCGGGCAGACCAAAGATTGGAATTGACGCGGACCTTGTGGAGAAGCTGGCGGGTATCGGATGCCCGACTTCTGAAATTGCTGCCATTGTCGGGTGTTCAGTTGACACTCTTGACCGCAATTTTGCGGAGGTTATGAACAAAGGGCGGGAAAACATCAAAACCCGGCTCAGGAAAAAGCAGATTGACACCGCAATGAACGGCAACGTCGTCATGCTGATTTGGCTTGGAAAGCAAATGCTTGGACAATCTGACAAGGTTTCAAATGAATTGAGCGGGCCAAACGGAGGGCCAATTCAATCTCAGCCTGTGGCCCTCGACCCCGCGCAAGAGGCGGCTTTACATCAGGTCATCGAGGACGCTAAGAGCCGGATCAAATGATGGGGCCGACAGAGTTTTGCGTTAAGATTCTCGGGGTGATTCCCTACCTGTGGCAGATCGAAGCTATGGAAGCGGTGGCCATGGGTCGGCCTGCAAGCGTGGTGGCGGCAAACGGCAGCGGGAAAACGGACAGGGTGGTTGCGCCCCTCATCCTATGGTTTCTCCATTGCCACCCGAAAGGCAAGGTTGTCTTTACCTCCGGGTCATTCCGCCAGCTAACGAATCAGCTATGGCCAGCGGTTCGCAAGCACCGATTACGCTTTCCCAAGTGGACGTTTTTAAGCGAGGAAATCAGGACGCCAGAGGGAGGCTTTGCGCTTGGATTCAGCACCGACGACGCGGGCAGGGCCGAGGGTTGGCATGGTGAGCCGGATGCGCCCCTGTTCCTGATTATTGACGAGGCTAAGACTGTTCCGAACGCCATCTTTGAAGCCTTCGACCGATGCACGCGGATCTATCAACTATGGGT